CCAAAGGAACTGGTCTTTTTGGTCAGCAAGTGGCGCAGACGGGCGGCAAATACATTACGATCACTGAAGGTGAATGTGATGCTATGGCGGCATACGAACTTCTGGGGAGTAAATGGCCGGTTGTATCTGTTAAGAATGGAGCGCAAGGCGCACTCAAAGATGTCCAAGAAAATCTTGAGTTCCTTGAATCGTTTGATACGGTGGTCATTTCATTCGACAACGACAAGCCCGGAAAAGAAGCCGCAAAGAAAGTGGCGCGTATCCTCAAGCCCGGAAAAGCTAAGATCCTCAATCTCCCACCTGAGTTCAAAGATCCTAATGAGATGCTCAAGCTGGGCCACCACAAAGCTTATGTTACTGCGTGGTGGGGTTCAAAACTTTATACGCCGTCTGGGATTCTAAACGTCAGTGAAGAGCGCGATAACTACAAGAAGCGCGAGAAGAAAGAATCAGTACCTTATCCTTGGCACGGCCTCAATGATAAGCTTGAAGGCCTAAGACAAAAAGAATTAATAACTTTGACGGGAGGCACAGGCCTTGGTAAGTCTAGTGTGACGCGAGAGCTTCAGCACTGGTTGATTACTAATACTAATGATCGTGTTGGTGTTATCGCTCTTGAAGAAGATTGGAGGCGTACAGTAGATGGTATACTTTCTATTGAAGCCAATGATCGTCTACACATTGATAGCGTTAGAGCCAAGTATACCGAAGAAGAAATAGATAATTTTTTTAATGTTCTTTATGGAGGACACAACGAGAATCGTGTTTATATTCATGCACACCTTGGAATGAATGATGTCGATAGTATCTTTTCTAAATTACGTTTCATGGCTATAGGCCTTGAATGCAAGTGGATAGTATTTGATCACCTTCATATGCTATTGTCGATGACAACAGATGGTGATGAGCGCCGAAACATAGATTCTATTATGCACAATTTTAGAACGCTGGTTGAAGAAACTGGAGTTGGCTTGATTCTTGTTTCACACTTGCGTAGGATTGATGGTAATCGTGGGCATGAGAATGGCATTGAAGTAAACCTTAGTCACATGAGAGGTTCTCAAAGCATCGCACAGTTATCTGATTGTGTAATTTCTCTTGAGCGTAATCAACAATCTGAGGATCCAATTGAGGCCAGCACAACAAGAGTTAGAGTTCTTAAGTCTCGTTATACTGGCGACACAGGAATTGCTACGCATCTCTTCTATGATAAAGATACTGGCAGGCTCAGTGAAATATCAATGGAAGCAGAAGAACAAGATGAGCTTGAATTATGAAGAGCATAGTATTTGACATTGAGGCTGATAGCCTTGAGCCTACAAAGATCTGGTGTATTGCTGCTGTCGATCCCGACTCAGGCGAGACAAAGACCTTTGGGCCTACTGAGATTGTTCAGGGGCTGGCTCATCTATCTACAGCCGACAAGCTGATAGGCCATAACATTATTGGTTATGATCTCCCAGCCATAAAAAAAATACACAACATAGATCTTGCAGATGGTAGAGCCATTGTAGATACATTAGTTCTTTCTCGACTGTTCAATCCTACTCGTGAGGGAGGCCATAGCCTTGAGTCTTGGGGCTATCGTATTGGCCTTCAGAAGATAGACCACACAGAGTTTGGTGAGTATAGTCCTGAGATGCTTAACTACTGTCGCAATGATGCCGTACTCAATGCAAAGATGTTTAATAATCTTAAGCTTGAGTCTCGTGGTTTTAGTCGGCAGTCAGTTACTCTTGAGCATGAGACACTAAAAATTATTGCTGATCAACGCGAGCATGGATTTCTTCTGGACGTTAAAGCCGCAAGCCTTCTGGTTGCTGAACTGACTGACCGCCTAAAAGAAGTTGAGCGCGAAGTCCAAAAAACCTTTAGGCCCAAGCAGCTTAAGACCACACTACTGGCTCAGTTTACAAAGACAGGTGCGCTTTCTAAGATGGCTCTCGTTGAGGGATCAACAAAGAAAAGCAGGCTGACTCAAGAAGAGTATGAAGAAATTGCAATTAAGCGTAAGGCTGTACGCATTGAAGAAGTACCATTCAACCTTGGATCACGCAAACAGATAGGTGAATATCTAATTGACTTTGGTTGGGAGCCTAAGAAGTTTACTCCTACGGGCCAACCAATCGTTGATGAATCTACTCTCAGTAAGATCACTGACATACCTGAAGCAAAACTTATTGCTGAATATCTATTACTACAGAAACGCATAGCACAGGCTACATCGTGGCTTGAGGCCACTCACGACGATGATCGTGTCAGAGGATTTGTAAACCCTAATGGAACTATTACAGGGCGCATGACGCACAATAGCCCCAATATGGCACAGGTCCCTAGTCTTGGTTCGCCCTACGGCAAAGAGTGTAGAGCCTGTTGGATTGTGCCTGAAGGATATAAGCTGGTTGGTATTGATGCCAGCGGCTTAGAGTTACGAATGCTTGCACACTACATGAAGGACGAGGACTTCAAAAATGAAATACTCCACGGAGACATACACTCAGCTAACCAAAGACTTGCAGGACTTGAATCAAGAAATCAGGCGAAGACATTTATCTATGCACTCTTATACGGAGCAGGAGATGAAAAACTTGGAAGTGTGGTTGGAGGAAACAAACGTGATGGTTCGGAACTTAGAAAGCGTTTCTTCGATAATCTCCCTGCATTTAAACATCTTAAAGACTCAGTTAGCAGAGCGGCTTCAAAAGGTTTCTTGAAGGGTCTTGATGGACGTAAGCTGTATGTCCGTTCTGAACACGCCGCACTGAATACTTTGCTTCAGAGTGCAGGAGCTATTGTTATGAAGCAGGCTATGGTAAACTTAAACCAAGCAATTAGATTGAATACTCTAGATGCAAACTTTGTTTGTAATGTACACGACGAATGGCAGCTAGAAGTAAAAGAGTCTCAAGCAGATTCAACAGGACAACTGGGGGTTGATGCAATAAAGCAAGCTGGAAAAGAGTTAGAGCTGTTCTGTTCTTTAGATGGCGAATATAAAATAGGAGATAACTGGAGTGAAACACACTAACATATCTCAGGATATCATAGACATTGCAAAAGAAAAAGCAGGCGCTATGGGAATAATAAATAATTCTATTACATCTGGAAAAGGAAGCACTCACGGGTTTCTTGGAGAGATAATAGTTTCTAATTTTTTAGAGGCCACAATAGAAAATACCTATGATTACGATTTAAAACTACAGTCTTTTACTATTGATGTTAAAACAAAAAGAGTTAATACGCCCCCAAGACCAAACTACGAATGCTCTATCGCCGCGTTTAATACAAAACAAGCCTGTAATTTTTATGTGTTTACGCGCATATTAAACAACATGGAAGAGGGTTGGATATTGGGATATCTTACAAAAGAAGAGTATTTTGATAGGGCAGTTTTTCTAAAGAAAGGTCAAACAGATCCAAGCAATGGATGGAGAGTAAGCGCAGATTGCTACAACCTACCAATAAAAGAATTAAAAAATATAGAGGATTTAAAAAATGTCTAATCAAGTAGAGCCTAACAGGGTCGGTGATCTAGCAGAACACTATGCCGTTACATGGCTGTGGGATAACGGCTATCATGTGTTCAAGAACTGTGGATGCACAGGGCCAGTAGATATTGTGGCTATGAGTCCAGAGGGAGAGATCACTTTAATAGATGTAAAGTCTTACAAAGATGGCAGGCTATCATCTAAGACTCCACTTCAAAAAGAACTTGGTGTACAATATTTACACTACAATTCAAAGACACGGAAGTGTCGCTTCGTAAGGCATAGAGCATGAAACTTGACACATTAATTGACGATATTTATGGACAGCTTTCAGAGTTATCCGAAGGCCGTGAATTTAATTTATCAGAAGAAGATCTGGACTTTACACTAGCTCGTATTAAAGATTCCGTTTTAGCATGGGCAAGGCCTTCAGAAAGAAACTCTGAGTTTACCTTGCGTATGTCTAACATTGGTCGCCCAGCTAGGCAGCTTTGGTACGAATACAATCTGCCATCTGAATCTTCAGTACCCTCTCCAGCCACACAAGTTAAGTTTCTTTACGGACATATCCTTGAAGAGATTGTTCTTATGCTTGTTCGTGCCGCAGGCCACAAAGTCAGTGACGAACAAAAAGAAATAGATGTTCGTGGGATCAAAGGGCATATCGACTGCAAGATTGATGGTGAGGTAGTAGATGTAAAGACTGCATCTAAGATAGCCTTCAATAAGTTTCGTGAAGGACGCCTGCGAGAAGACGATCCCTTTGGATATATGTCGCAGCTTGCTGGCTATGAAGAAGCTGAAAAGTCTTCTGAAGGCGGCTTCTTAGTTATTAACAAAGAGAGCGGTGAGCTTTGTCTATATCGCCCAGAAGAGCTAGACAAGCCCAACATAAGCAAACAGATTCAAGATGTTCGTAAAGCCTTGAAGCTGGCTACGCCTCCAGCAAGATGTTATGAGTCTGTGCCTGATGGCAAGAAAGGTAACATGAAGCTGAATAGAAATTGTAACTACTGTTCTTATAAGTTTGAGTGTTATAAAGACGCTAACAATGGTAGAGGCTTAAGAGCATTTAAGTATGCTAATGGCCCCACATATCTGACGCATGTTGAGGTTGCTCCAAGGGTAGAAGAGATTGTATGAATAGAAAAATAATGAAGCAGATTAATCGTCAGGTCGAGAAGATTTCTCTTCAATGGCTTCATAGTCTTATGTCAGAAGAAGAGGCAGCTAAAATTAGACCAGATAATTATAAAGATTATATGAAAATGAACAGCCATTATTTCGTTGAAGGTCAATTTTTTATGTCTGCCTTTACAGAAAATTGGACTCGTAAGAGGTTGAAGAAATTATATAGGCGTAATCCATCTAGACCTATTGACTCTTATAGTCATCTTGATTTATCATGATAGAGAATTTGCCGCTAGAAATTTTAATTTGTTATTGTGCAACAAAAATAATACAAGAAAAATATTTAGATGAGCAGGCATTAATACAGATCTATTATCATTTGCATCATATGTATGGTGATACGCAAGAAAAGGAAACAATACATTGAAACCAAAAATAAGGAAGGGTTCGCGGCCCCAAAGAGTTAGACGCCCAAAAGAAAAAAATGTTGTTTCTGGCTACGATTCAAACTGGGAATATGAACTACACTCTGGCATACTTAATCAATGGAGCTTTCACTCAGAGAAGGTTGATTATATTGTTGAGCATACTTATCACCCTGACTTTATCAAAGAGGTTGATGGAAAGAAAATTTATTTAGAAGCTAAGGGCCGCTTCTGGGATCATAGCGAATACAATAAATATGTTTGGATTGCTAAGGCTCTGCCTGAAGACACTGAATTAGTCTTTTTGTTTGCTGATCCCAACGCACCAATGCCTCAAGCAAAGCGCAGAAAAGATGGCACAAAACGCAATCATGCTGAGTGGGCATCTTCAAAAGAATTTAGATGGTTCTCTGAAGATAGCATTCCAGAAGATTGGATAGATGTAACAAAGCGAGGAAGCTTGGAAGATGATGAATGATCGAAAGCGCGAGCGCCTAGAAAAATTCAGCCGCCACAAAAGAAAGAAACACGAAGATAAAGATGAAGAACGCTTCAAGCCTCTGAAGAAAAGAAACAAATATAAATTAAATATAAATGATTTGAATACTATAGATGAGATGGAATGAAATCACCATGTACAAAGATATGCAAACTAAAGGATGATGTTTGTATAGGATGCGGAAGGAATCTAACTGAAATAAAAAACTGGTCAAAATATACCACCCAAGAAAGGAGTAATATAATTGGACGCTTATCAACAATACATACACAAAAGCAGATACGCTCGTTACCTACCAGAAGAACAGCGTAGAGAAACATGGGAAGAAACTGTCAACCGATACGTTAATTATTGGGTAGACAAAGGATACTTAAATGATTTCGATGTCTCAGAAATCTTTAAATCTATTTACGATCTAGAGGTTATGCCTTCTATGAGGGCGCTTATGACCGCAGGAGAAGCACTAGACCGCGACAATGTAGCAGGCTTTAACTGTAGCTATCTCGCTATTGATAGTCCTCGTGCCTTTGATGAGATGATGTATGTCCTTATGTGCGGCACAGGTGTAGGATTTAGCGTCGAAGAAAAGTACGTTTCTAAACTTCCAGAAATTGCAGAGGATTTCCATGCAACAGATACAGTCATTCATGTACCGGATTCAAAAATTGGATGGGCGAAATCGTTTAGGGAATTGGTTTCGTTGTTGTATAGTGGTCAAATACCAGAATGGGATACATCTAGAGTTCGACCTGCGGGTTCCAGCCTTAAAACTTTTGGAGGTAGAGCAAGTGGCCCAGAACCTCTTGTTGACCTCTTCAAATTTACAGTTAGATTATTTAACGGAGCGGCTGGACGAAAGCTTACGCCCCTTGAATGCCACGATCTTTGCTGCAAAATCGCTCAAATAGTTGTTGTTGGAGGGGTAAGGCGCAGTGCTTTAATCAGCCTCTCTGATTTACAGGACGATGATATTCGTCAAGCAAAGCATGGTGCTTGGTACAATACAGAACCCCAACGCGGCCTTGCAAATAATAGTGCCTGCTATACTAGCAAGCCTTCCTTTAATTTATTTTCTAACGAATGGAGTAGCCTACATGAATCACAAAGCGGAGAGCGCGGAATCTTCAGCCGTGCTGCAAGTCAAAAACAAGCTGCAAGAAACGGTAGACGGGATAGTGAACGAGATTTCGGAACGAACCCTTGCAGTGAAATCATCCTTAGACCAAATCAATTCTGCAACCTTTCAGAAGTGGTCGTCAGACCGGAAGATACGCTTAACAGTCTTAGGAGAAAAGTACGAGTTGCGACTATCTTGGGTACTCTCCAAGCTACCTTAACGGACTTTAGATACTTAAGAAATATCTGGAAAACTAATACTGAGGAAGAGTCTTTGTTGGGCGTTAGTCTTACTGGTATTCTAGACAACCCACTCCTAACCTTAGACAATCCTAACTTGGGATCTTTATTAGAGAAGCTACGCAATGAAGCCATCGAAACTAATAAGCTTTGGTCAGAGCGGCTTGGCATTCCTCAGAGTACAGCTATCACTTGCGTTAAGCCTAGCGGTACGGTATCCCAACTTGTAGATTCTGCGTCAGGCATACACGGACGTTATGCCCCTTATTATATTCGACGGGTTAGGGCTGATGTACGAGATCCACTATGTAAGGTCTTAGAAGACGCTGGAGTGCCTTGTGAAATAGATAACCTTTCACCCAGTACTAAGGTATTCTCGTTCCCTAAGAAGGCTCCAGAGGCTGCTGTGTTCGCCTCAGAGCAGACAGGAATGGAGCAACTACAGTTGTGGGCCGTATACCAAGAACATTGGTGTGAACACAAGCCTAGCATCACAGTCTATTACCGTGACTCAGACTTTCTTGAAATCGGTAATTGGGTATACAATAACTTTGATACAATCTCTGGCATATCTTTCTTGCCGTATGACAATCATACATACGCTCAAGCCCCCTATGAGCAGATCACAAAGAAAGAATATAATGAGATGATGAAAGGATTCCCAGAGTCTTTTGATTGGGATTTGAATGAGTCAGATGACTTTACAGAGGGGTCGCAAACATTAGCTTGCGTTGGTGGAGCTTGTGAATTATAAACTGATATTTATTTTAGTTGTTTTACTATCATCCTGTACAACAATAAATTCTAATGATCCTGCATGGGAGTGGCCCAAAGGAGTGGTATGAAAGAAGGAACTATTATTGGCTTTAAGATCTTGATAGACTCAGATGGTGTTCTAGTCACTGAGCATACTGAGTTACCAGATCATCACATCGCCAAGGTCTTCA